AGGGTGATTGTACATCATACCAAGATAAGGAGTGAGCTTTCGCTCTTCTGGCTTGAGAGGCTTCTCAAGTTTCTTGTATTCATTTAGTACTGCAGACTCTTCTTTATCTAAAGCTCTGGGTACAAAACCTAGAAGTACATCTACCCAGATAACAGTACAACAAATCTGTGCTGCTTCGAGTATCATTTTGTTTACGTGTTTGTCCACATGGGACTCAGCGTTTTTGTCGAGATCTTCTTCTAGGTAAAACAGATTCATGTATAATCTGGGTTCCTCATCTTTGTTAGTCGTTTCTGTACTCTGTTCTCCAGAATACCCCCATCTATGTCATAAGTTTGTTGAATGATACGAATCATTGCCATGACATCACCCATCTCTTCAACTAAGTTGTTGATATACTTTGGGTCTTCTGTACCATGTCGCAAAACCTTTGAACAAGCACGAGTTAGCTCGCCGCACTCTTCCATCGTGACAACGAGCTGTGTTAATTTTTTCATCATGTAATTATACTTGTATTAGATATGAAAGTCAAGATTTATGGACACAATTGGTCATAAATATATTGAGGGTTTGTATAGAGATAGGGGTCTCTATCAAGATTATCTTCTTTGCCCTCTTCAATAAACCAATCTGTAATTGCTCCGTTCTCTACCACACAGGCATATCGCCACGATCGGCGACCGAAGCCAAGATTGTCTTTATCTACTTGCATCTGCATTCCTTCTGTAAATTTACAACTGCCATCAGGAATTACAACAACGTGTTCTAATTTTTGAGACTCTGCCCACTTGTTCATGACGAAAGTATCGTTTACAGATACACAATAGATTTCGTCAAATCCATTTTGGTAAAAGTCTATTGCTAGCTTCTCAAAATCAGGAAGCTGGTAGGTATCACAAGTTGGCGTGAAAGCGCCCGGCAAGGAGAATACTAATACTTTCTTGCCAGAGAACAGCTCAAAGGTTGTGATGTTTTTCCACTGATAAGGATTATCAGGTAGGTTGTGATTTCGAGCGCGTACTGGGAATACTACTGAAGGTACGAGATCTGGTAAACTTCTCCAGTATCCCTTCTCTTCGTACATACTACGCTCATTTTCCGTGCAATAAATTGCCATGTTTATACGTTCTCCAATCTAGTCATTAATCGTTCTGCTCGGTTAGTTACTTGGCGATACCACAAAGAATCTCGTCCTTCTGCAGCAGCTAGCGACCAGTGCCCAACAGATAAAGCTAAGTTCATCTTCTTAAATTTTGAAAGACGAGTACGACCCATGTTAAACATCATGTTCACAAGAATCTGTTGTACTTCGTCAGGAAAGTTCTCCCACTGATCTTTGTAAAGAATTACACACTCTGATACAGAAACGCCCAAGTCGTGCTCAAAGCACTCTCGTACTCGCTCTTCTGTTACTGGAGTACCTACAGGCTGTCCATATTCAGGATCAGTCTCGAGAACTAAGTGACCAACTCCAAATGTATCATACCCGAGGTGATCTTTGTAGATTTCGTACACTACACCTTCGTCAATTTTGAGTTGTTCAAATACTGCGGTCTTATTCATGTTTATTCCTATAATCTGCTATTGCAGCTTTGATAGCATCTTCTGCTAGCACTGAACAGTGAATTTTCACTGGGGGTAGTGCGAGTTCTTCTGCTATATCTGTATTACGGATTTGCCCGGCGTCTTCAAGATTCTTTCCTTTGACCCACTCGGTGAGCAAAGAGGAAGAAGCAATAGCACTGCCACAACCATAAGTTTTAAACTTTGCGTCTTGTATGATGCCATCTGTTACTTTTATCTGAAGACGCATTACGTCTCCACAGGCAGGAGCGCCAACCATACCAGTCCCTACGTCATCATCGCCTTCTTCCATGCGTCCGACGTTTCGAGGATTCTCATAATGATCTAGTACTTTGTTGCTATATGCCATAAATTCTCTCTAAAATTGCGGGGCCGTTGCGACCCCGCTGTGATTGTTAGATCAACTGTACCAATGGAATCATCGGTAGCGCAAAGGCCAAGACAAATACGCACATAGATGCGAGATTCTCAACCAAGTCTTTGTGATTTTCCAACTGCTTCTCCTCATGAAATTGTAACCTTAACGGGTTGCAACTCAGTAGGGAGTTCTTCATGCAGATCTATGCATAGCAAGCCACGCTTCATGTAGGCTTTATCCAATACGATGTAATCACTTACACCGAAGGTTCGCCTGAAGCATTTACCGCTGAGGCCTCTGTAAATGTATGCCTCGTCTGGGTGTACTTCTTGTTTTACTTTTCCTTCGACGGTCAATACGCCTTTGTGTAGGCTGATCTCGATATTATCCTTGTCCCATCCTGGAACTGCCAGCTCTACTCTGAATCCGTTGTCACCGACTCGTAGAACATTATATCGAGGGTACGCGCCGTCTGCGGGCGGAGCGAAAACATTCGTGTCCATGAATCGGTCAAATCCTAACATAAACTTATGTAGGTCTGCCACTGCTAATTTAGCACTAGTCATAAAGTTTCTCCTTTTATGAATTGCGTCCTTTCGGTACGCTGGGGCTCTTTCGATGCCCTAAGTTATAGAAAGTGAACTACTTATAGGCGAGTTCAAACCTTTTATTCGTCGTCTACTTCAAGGATTCCTTGGTCGATAAAATACTGCACCGCATTGTCGATACCTTCTCGACGTCCGAGTTGGAACGCAGTCATAGCACATCCGAACATGCAGATGGCAAACACTATACTAGCAGGTACAATTTCTATCATAAAGTTCTCCAGACGTATCTTTCCATATGCGTATATTATACTTGAAATAGAAGCTAAAGTCAAGAAGTATTTTTTTAACCTCCCCATAGAAATTTAATCCTTGACTTTTACTCGCGTTTTCAGTATAATACATAGTATGAAAAATTACTTAAAGAAACCGTGGAGTCACGATGAGAGAAAGCTCCTGAAGGAACATTATGGAAGAGTGAGCATGAAACATATGCTCGACCTACTTCCAGGCAGATCGGAGAACTCCATACGGAAACAAGTATATTATTTAAGACAACGAGGTTGGACATTTAACAGGGAGAATATTTAATGTCAAAGAGAAAAAGAGCGGGCAAGAATAAGGGTACTGTAAGCAAGGGCGAGCGTCGTTCTTCTATTGGTGTTCGTATGCTTACTCCAATGCAAAGGCTGTTAAACCAACAGGAAGCCTGGCTAAAAGGCAAGCGAGTCATGCTTGTCGTAGATGCTGCAGGTCACAAAGTTGAAGCACAGCAAGTGTGGGGTTTACCTCCCATGTTACGAAAGAAAGAAGTAAATGCCGAAAGTTAAAGTAAGAAACAACAATGTCGAAGCCGCATTACGCGTATTCAAAAAGAAGTGTACTGAGATTGTGTGGGAAGTTCGACAGCGTGAGTTTTATGAACCAAAATCAGACCGCAGACGAAAAGCAAAGAAAGCTGCGGTCGCAAGGAATGCAAGGAAACAAAATGCAAATACCACAAACAAGAGCCACTAACTTTGAACTCGCAGGAGATTTCATGGAGGCTTTCGGTCAGGAGGTTCACATTGATCCTATCTGGCCTGACTTCTCTACACGAGAGTTAAGATTAGAACTAATTCGAGAAGAGTATGAAGAACTTGAAGAAGCTATTGAAACTAAAGATATGGTCGCCGTTGCAGATGCACTTACCGACTTACTCTATGTTATTTACGGAGCAGGCCACGCCTTTGGTCTCGATCTTGACGCTTGCTATACTGAAGTGCACGAGTCTAATATGAGTAAGCTAGGCGAGGATGGAAAGCCGTTAAAGAATGAAATGGGGAAGGTACTGAAAGGTCCGGACTTCTTTGAACCAGATTTAGAATATGTACTTGGAATAGAAAAAGGGCTCATACGCTGAGCCCTTTGGTTTTTTACAGCCTCTCTATATCGAGAATTCTGCAACGCACGAACTGGTCATCGTAGCGTACTTTCAAGGCTCCACCTTTTTTCAAACTGTAAACTATTACTTCATCTGCGCCTCTCACCTCGCAGTTGGGTATGATTACATATTGATTGTTTCGGAACTCTACTAATACGTTCGTGCTTGCGGCGGAGGCCGCAGACATAGCAAACAATGCTATGAATAGCAAAATATTACGCATATTTGTCTCCTAGTCGTCTCACGACGAGTCATGTCGCTTCACAGCGAGAGAATTTAAAGATCTTTACCAAATCTTAATAAAATTGTAACATTTAGGTACAAATTTTGTCAAGGTTTATTTTTCTCTGCTATTGGCCACACCTGGTAGAGAACCATTCATACTCTAGCACTGGCTGCGTAAATGCGTCTTGAATAAGGTCAAAGTCTGCTCGTAGTTCTTCTACTGTATTCGCAGATAACTTGATTGGCTTTACCGTGACCATCTCTGGCTCGCCATCTTTGTAATAAACTTCGTGAATACCAAAGCTCGTATGCTTCGGTCCAAAACTATGTGATACAACTCTATAATTCCAACTCATTTTTCTTCCTTCTTAATAGGATTTCCATAGTAATCGTGAGTGCCTGCACGATATGCTTTGCGTCTTTCTTCTAATATTAGCTCTGACTCCCATATTACACGCACAAGAAGAATCAGTATACCTGCTACTACAACATAATCAAATGGTGTCATTTATATCTCTCCTAGTCAAAAAATAAACTTTTTTCTGTTTGCTGCATCCTGTTCAAAATGGTACTTCAACTACATAAGCAAAAAAAGTACTTTTCTTATGCCAAAAAGTGTGGTACAATATATAAAAATTGATATGCAATCAAGTTAATCTTGATTCTTACTAACCAACATCTGACGTAAGCATAATGTAGCTATTCTGTGCATAAGCATCCTCCGAAGCCCCTAGCGTAGGAGAGATGCATACACGGGGTATCTACAAGATATGCTAAGTCAGAGACAATCCCACAATATCACGTCATAATCAAAGTATTGATTGAAACAATTATATGACCGTGATAATCAAATAATCCCGCAACGGGTGTGTTTCAATTACTTTCCGCTTCTAAGTAAAAATCCCTTCCAATTTTGTCCGATTCGCGATAAATCTAATACTTCCAAAATATACACAAATGGCATCAGGCATAGAGCAATTATCATGCAGAGCCCTAGTCCTAATAAAATTGTTGAAAAGCCGTAGACAATTATTGTAAGGATTAGTTCCATTCAGGATAGTCTCGTCGTTGGTAGGCAATGGTGAATTTCTCTTCTGCTTGCCAAGAATCAAATGCTAGTTCTAAATCAGAATCGTTTCGGGACCACTCTGACCCCGCCACTGCTTTTTTCGCAACTTCTATTGCTTCTTCATAGCTTTTCGTGTTTTCGTATCTCCACTTAATTTTCATACTA